GGATTTTGGGCTTTTATTAGTGATTTTGTAGGATATCATTAGGGTATGGCGGCGTTCTGATGCGCCGCCAGGCCGGGCCGATTGGCTCCGCCTGGGAGGGCTGAAGCTGCCCCAGTGGGGCGCTTCTCCTCTCTTCGGGGCTTGAGGTGTTGCTTAACTTTAGATGTACTTATATAAATATATATTCCTATGTGTATTCAACGGCGCTGATCTGCGGTAAAATAGACGTAGCAGGAGGGGAAACCGCCTCCCGTGCCGGGGATCGCAGAGGGCGCAGGGCTTCGGACGGGATGACGGGCCGGGATCTGATCCGGGTTTTGTCCCACCAAAACGCCGCCCCGCGCGAGGCTGGCGAAACGGCAAAACGGCGTTCAGACGCTGGCGCCTTTTGGCATCGACTGCACTGAGGCCAGGATCTTGGCGACGCTTGCGGCGACAGATCCGATGGCCGGGACAAAACCGCTAGCTCCGCATTGCTGACGCTATCAGCGCACGGCAGCGTTCCGCCGTGCGGGTGACGGGCTGGAAGGGCTGCAGGATTGCCACCCTCAATACAGTCAGCACTGGCACAGGTGCCGGGTTCGATTGCGCTTGGCTGTCGGCGCTGGCGGTGATGGATCGCAGTACAGATAGCAGCAGGTGCAGCAGTACAGATAGATACAGCAGTATCAGATATGTATATACTATCCACCACGCACGGGCGTTGGTGTGATGGTACTACCTTAGACATAGGAGCAGTAGTAGCAGTAGTACTACTACTAGCTATAGTAACAGCTCTTGCTATGGGGGAGTACAGGCGTGAGGTTCGTGCTTCCCACGTAGCAGGAGCAGGACGAGGGATAGAGACGGTACCCCCACCCCCGGGGTAGGGGAGTAGGGGGTGTGTCCGAATTTAGAAAAGGGGACCCACCCGCATTAGGGAGTCCTCGCCGAGAGGCTGGGAGGTGCTTCAAATGGCAAGGCCGATGAGCTACGAGTCCGCAGAGGCGCTTGAAACCGCCTGCAATCTCTACTTTAACCGCATATCGTATCAGGATCCTGACGGACTCCTGCACTGGAAACGTCCTCCCACAGTGGCGGGGCTTTGCCTTGCCCTTGGCATCAGCCGCAGAACGTGGGCACGGTATGCACAGGATGACCGCTTTGCCGACGTTTGCGGGGCTGTTCAGCTGACGCTGGAAGCTTATCTGGAGGAGGAACTGCTGGATCCTGGGCGCAAGAGCACCCGGGGCATTGAATTTAACCTCTCCAATAACTACGGCTGGAGCAGCCGCACCACCAAAGAGGTGGAGCTGGGTGAGCAGACAAGAACGGCTGTGACCCAGGCGGCAGAAGCGGCAGGTCTTAGCCTGTCCGATAAGATTGCCCTGATTCAGGAGGCCGCACAGGAGATCCAGAGTGACGATGGGTACCAGGACGACAATTGACCAGGCGGCGGCTTTTGCGGCTTGGTATGTTAAACTGGCTCGTGAGAGCAACCCTGGCTTTCTTCCTCTCTTCGCAGACGAGCACCGGTACCTGATTCTCAAAGGCGGCGGCGGTTCGGGCAAGAGCATCTTTGCAGGCCGGAAGGTGATTGAGCGCTGCATTGCTGAGCCAGGTCACCGGTTTCTGGTTTGCCGTAAGGTTGGTCGCACTATCAAACAGAGCTGCTTTCAACAGCTCGTGGGTCAGGTCAATGATGCCTACCCAGATTTAAAATGCAAAATCAATCGGGGCGATATGTCCATCACGTTTCCCAATGGTTCGGTGATCCTCTTCTCCGGTCTTGATGACGTGGAGAAGCTGAAGTCCATTTACTCCATTACGAGTATCTGGGTGGAGGAGGCTTCGGAACTGCTGGAAGGCGACTTCAATCAGTTGGATATTCGACTCCGTGGTGAGACGAAATATTACAAGCAGATCATCGTCAGCTTCAACCCGATTTCAGTCACCCACTGGCTGAAACGTCGGTTCTTTGACACGCCTGACCCACGAGTCCGGGTGCATGAGAGCACTTATCTGGACAACCGTTTCCTGGACGAGGAAGCCAGACGGGTTCTGGAGAGCTTCCGGGAGACTGACGAGTATTACTACATGGTCTACTGCCTGGGGCAGTGGGGCGTGACTGGATCCTGCGTGTTTGATGCCAAAGCGATTGCCGAGCGTCTGAAACAGACGGATGACCTTACGCCGGTTCAGGTCGGCTTCTTCGAGTTCGACGTGACCGACGACGGCATGATTGCCAACCCCCACTGGGTGGAGTCCAGTGACGGTGCCACCCAGATTTACGTGTTTCCGCAACCGGGTGTGCCCTATGTTTTGGGCGGTGACACTGCCGGTGCCGGGTCTGACTGCTTTGTTGCCCAGGTGCTGGACAACCGGACGGGGGAACAGGTTGCAATGCTTCGGCACACCTACGACGAAGATAAATTTGCCAAACAGGTGTATTGCCTGGGACGGTGGTACAACGACGCTCTGGTTGGTCTGGAGACCAACTACTCTACTTACCCAACCATGGAGTTGGAGCGACTGAAGTACCCCCGTCAGTATGTGAGGGAGACCGTGGACACATTTACTCATAAACTACGCAAGAGCTTCGGCTTTGACACCAACCGGAAAACACGTCCCATTCTCGTTGCTGCGCTTGTCCAGCTTGTCCGGGAAAATGTGGAACTGATACACAGCCGGGAAACACTGGAAGAAATGCTGACCTTCATTCGTGACGAAAACTTCCGGGCTGCTGCGGAAGAAGGTGCCCACGATGACTGCGTGATGAGTTTGGGCATTGCCCATCAGATCCGGGGACAGCAGCGGGATACCGTGGTTGCTACCCGAGATCCAAGAACCTGGACGGCCTCCATGTGGGAGGATTACAGAAACGCTGACCCCAGAGAACGTTCCATGCTGATTGAGCGCTGGGGACCGCCGAAAAAGGAGTAACCGATGGAATACGACAATGACAAGCAGAGCAGGCTGGAACTCTGGAAAAGCCGTCTGAAGCGGAATGACCAGGCGTATCACAGTCAGCTTTCCAAGATGGATCGGCGGGAACAGCTTTACCTTGGCAGCAAGGCAATTAACCCCGTGTGTGATGGAGATAAAAAGAAGACCGCCGTTCATGTGCGTAATATCTGCTGTGAACTGATTGAGGCACAGGTGGACTCCACCATTCCCTCACCGAAGGTGACGGCCAGACGACCCCAAGACGAGGCAAAGGCCAAGCTGATTGAGGATATGCTGCGCAATGAGCTTGATCGAATGAATTTCGAGGCAATCAATGACCAGGTGGAGCGAACGGTTCCCATTCAGGGTGGTATTTGTTACCTGGTGGAGTGGGACTCCACCGCACACTCCCACAACCAGGTGGGTGAGATTGCCGTTTCTACTCTCCATCCTAAGCAGGTGATTCCACAGGACGGCGTATTCACTGGCATTGAGGATATGGACTATATCATCCTCAAAATTCCGGCGACCAAGGATTCCATTGAGCGGAAATACCATGTGGACGTTTCCGAAGAACGGGAAGATGAACCGGAAATCAAGGGTGATGGCACGGGTGATGCCGATGATCTTGTTACCCAGTACATCGCCTATTACCGCAACGTGGACGGCGGCATTGGCGTTTTCTCCTGGGTCAGAGATACGATCCTGGAGGATCTGGAGGATTACCAGGCAAGGCGGCTGCGGCGCTGCACCGTGTGCGGCACCGTGGAACCCCACGAGGCCAGCGTCATTCCCCTGCGGCACGAGGATGGACAGAAGAAGTGTCCGGCCTGCGGGAACACGGAATGGAAAGAAGTCAACGAGGACTACGAAGAAGTCTTCATCCCCATAGAGCGTACTGACGGCAGCACCATTCCAGGCGCTACCTTGGCGCTGGAGGAGACCGGCGAAACCAACGAGTTTGGGGAACCGGTGGAAGAGGTTCGGGAAGTGGGAACCAAGATTCCCTTTTACAAACCGAACATCTATCCGGTGATTTTGCAGCGGAATGTTTCTGTTTACGGTCAATTCCTGGGTGACAGCGACATTGACAAGATCGAGGATCAGCAGAACACCCTGAACCGGATGGAAATGAAGATCATTGACAAGCTGGTGAAGTCAGGCAGTTACATCACGCTCCCGGATGATGCCAGCATCAAGGTTGATACGGAGGATGCCAAAGTCATCCGGCCTGGCAACGCTGCCAATGCCCAGCTGATTCACACGTTTGACCTGCAAGGTGACGTGGAGTACGACCTGGTTTACCTCTCCGAGGTTTACGAGGAGGCCAGACAGGTGATAGGTATCACCGACTCTTACCAGGGCAGGCAGGACAGAACTGCAACCAGCGGCAAGGCAAAGGAATTTGCGGCGGCACAGTCCGCCGGTCGTCTGGAGTCCAAGCGGATTATGAAGAATGCCGCCTACAGCGCACTGTTTGAGGCCATCTTCAAATTCAAGCTTGCCTACGCTGACGAGCCACGACCGGTGGTCGCCAGAGACTACACCGGGAACCCGGAATACCGAGACTTTAACCGGTACGACTTCTTGGAACAGGATGAGACGGGAGAATGGTTCTGGAATGACCAGTTCCTCTTCTCCTGTGATACAACTTCCTCTCTTGCCAGTAACCGTGAGGCCATGTGGCAAGAAACACGGCTGAATCTGCAGACCGGTGCTTTCGGTGATCCGGCTTCTGTGCAGACGCTGATTCTGTTCTGGAGTAAGATGGAAATGCTGCACTACCCGGGTGCTGCGGAGACCAAAATGTATCTGGAGGGGATCTTCCAGCAACAGCAGATGCAGGCACAGCAGGAAGCGCTGATGCAACAGCAGCAGATGGCTGCGCAAGCTGCCCAACAGCAGGCCGCCCAGCAGCAAGGCCAGAACCGTGGATCGGTGCAGCAGTCCAAGATGAATGAGCTGCTTTACGCCGTGAACCAGAAGGCTAAGGAGGATGCCGCCAGGGATGCCGCCAGTGCACAGGAAAAATCCTCCGGATATGCTGCCAAGGACATGGCAAAAGTGGAATGAATCCGGGCAGGGGCTTTGCCCCTGCTTCGGTGGGAACTGTCATCCGACGATGACAGCTCCCACCGGGGTGGCTCACCCGGGTTCTATCCTCCATGTTTTGTGTGTACCGGCTCTGGAGTCAGGTGACTGATTCCAGCGCTGGTGGGAGCAGGTTTCTTAGGATGCCTGCTGCCACCGGCGGAGTGACGCACCGCCGGCGCCTTTCGTGACTCTGTATACTCT